GTACCTTCTAATCTTTCAGTATTATATACAGAATATGGAGTTACATTAACAATACCTTTACCTTCTGCAATTTCTAATGCTAAAAAGAAATCACCATATTTTACCAAGTTTCTTACCCAAGGCCATAAGTTAAATTCTATATTAACAACATCATAAAATAAGTTATGAAGTATTGCACTTACATTTTCGTTTGATGATTTGATTTGTAATACATCACCATATTCATTTTTTGTTGTAGATTCATCAGCGTATATATCCAATGCCGATGCTATAATAGGGTCATTATCCATAGCATCATAATCTCTAAAAAGTTCTCTACGAACTTGATGATATGCCATTGATTGTGCACCCTGATTAGTCTCATAGTAAGACCTTTGTAACTTTGTATATCTATCTCTAAGATTTACGAAGTTTGTATTCATTTGGCGGTCATCAGTATCAACAACCTTACGTTTACCATCTTTATCAACGGTTACGATAGCTTGAGTTGAGAATAATTTTTTTAACCTTCCAAAAAAACTTCTATCATCTATTTCTTGTTCTGCCATAATTTATTATTAATTTCTACAAAATCCTATTTTGACATTATATAACATAAATATCGTAAAATATCAAAACACTATAACCATTGGGATAAATCTTCAAAATTATCACCAACTCTCATTTTCCAAGGGTTATCATCCATAGTGTTCCCACCACCATATATGCCATTATATGTATGAGAAGTAATACCACCTACCGCACTTTTAGTTAAATCAATTCCCTCTTGTCTTAAACGAAGTGCCGTATCTCTTACCCATAATCCAATTGAAAATGCCATTACCAAGTCATCATTATAACCTTTCATAGCTTCCGCTCTGCCATTCATATAGATAAATGTAAATAACTCATCTATTAAACGAGAAGAACGAACTATAACTGATTTCTCTCTAAAGTAATCGGTTAATTTAGATATGATTAAAGGTCTAGTCTTAGAAGTGGTTGAAAAACCAGCTACCAATCCCTTATCCTCTGACCTGTATCTATTTGTCATTTGATTCTCAGTATCAATATATTTTAAATCCTTACTCATATAGAATAAGTTTTTATATCCTCTATCAATTACTTGCTGAATTGTTGCCCATCCAATGTTTGCGTTCTCTATCACAAGTAATGCATCATTATATTCAGTTGAAAGTGCTACTAAGAAGTTTCCAAAATCTTTAGTATCAACCTTACCTTTATATTCAGCCACTTGAACCGAATTAACTACATCAATAACGTGACAAGTGGAATAGTCACCGCCATCACCTCTAGCCACATCGGCCACAACCATATATGATTTATTATAATCAGCATGTTCCCATTTCCAAAGGTTTCCATCAAATCCACCTTTCTCTATTGGGTCTTGAATATATGTTTCTTTATAGAACATTAGCGTTTCCGGTTCAATTACAGTCTCACCAGAACTTACAAAGTCACAATCACACTCTTGTGCTGCTTTCTTTGTACCTAATAATTTCTCTTGCTCATCTCTCCATTTTTGGTCTCTTTCAGGATGTACCGTCCAATGTAATCTAATTGTATTGAATGGATTTCTGCTTTCTTCTGCTCCAATCCAAGTTTGATGAAACCAATTACCCACACCATTAGGAGTAGAAAGGGCGATACAACTACCACCCGTTGATAACGTAGATTGAGCTGATACCCAAATCTCATCAATATCATCAATAAAAGCAGCCTCATCAAATATAAGAAGTGATAGGGCTTCCGAACGTCCTGCATCAGGAGAACTAGCAATAGCCTTAATTTGAGAACCATTTTGTAAACGAAGGGAAAGTTTATTATCTTCCATAGACCCACCCTTAAGCCACGTTGGGAGTAAATCATGCATTACTCTTACTTTAGTTACTAAGTTTTTTGCCACTTCTTGCTTTGTTGCAATAACCAATACGTTAAAATCAGTATTAAATATCATCTTCCAAAGTGAGAACCCAGCACAAAGTGTTGATATACCAGTTTGACGTGATTTTAGAACTACATTAAATCTATTATCCTTAAATTGTGTTAAAGTCTTTTCTTGAAATGGAAATAATTGAAAAGGTATCTTACCCCTAACAGGATGCTGAATCATGCAATATTTCTTCATAAAATGTATCGGGTCTACCGCACACTTTTTATATTCTTCTGAAATAATCTCTTTTAATGATTTTTTTGGTGCTATTGATGTACTCATATTAATCCTTAAGAGGTCTTACTAAATCGTAGTTTTTATCTTTTAATTTTTCGTAAGCTTCGTTTCTTAATTGTGTAGCTTGTTCAATTTCTTTTTCAAAATTAACAATATCTAAAAGGATTTCTGCTTTAAGTTCTTCAACATCCCTTTCCATACTCCAAGTTTCAATCTTACCATCTTCTTGAACTACTTCATAAGTTTGTTTTGCATCTTTATAAGCTTGCTTAAATTGAGCTACTATATCATTACCATGCGCAATCATATTGGAATATATTTTATAATCCTCATATTCTTTCCACAAACCATCATATTTTATTTCAGCTTCTCTTAATGCAAGGCAATGTAAACAATATCCAGTTTTAGATATTAATTTTTTATCAACTCTACCTATTTTGATTGTTTTACAATTTTCAGATTTACAGCTGTTTAACTTATCTAAATAAGCTCTTGTTTCAGCCATAATGTCACCCAATTCAGAAACTTCTATTTTACCAGCTTCATATTGCTCATAAGACTTACCATTATCATCAGTCCATCTTTCACCAACCTTATGCTTTATAATTTCTTTATCAGCTCCAGAAAATGATATTTGTGTTTCTTTTTGGTATTCCCCACCTGTCAAAACCATATCAACCAACTTTCTGCGTGTTGGATGCATAAACTTTTTATTGAATTCCTTTGCCATATTACTTACGATATATTTGTATATATAAGTATATCAAAATTCAAAAAACGATTAACTATCAAAGAAAATACCTAAAATTTGATTTAGAGGTGCAAATGCACCTGTTAATTTGTATGTGTTACCACCATAGACAAATACAATGCCCTCATTTGGTACAATTTTATCAAATCCACCCAAAGCGTTTAATCTTTGCAGTTCCAATTTTAATTTTTCAATTTTCTTAGGGTCACCACTTGCTTTTACTTGTTGGATTGTTGATTGTAAACGAGCTACCATTTGTCTTTTAGCACTATCAGGATTTGCAGTAAGTACCGATTCCATAAACGATAATACATCCGCACCAACTCCTAAGAATATCTCCTCAAATCTCATTAGATTTTGCTTTGATATTTTTTGTTGGTCTTGCTTATCGGTTTGTTCAGCCCATGCTCTTAATTTAGCGTCTTGTATTGTTGCTATTCTAAATGTTTTATCTCCAAATGCCCATCTTTTTACCAATCCTATTTTTTCTTGAGAATCTAATTTTTTTGCAGCTTTTTCTACAAATTTACCCCACCAAGCCTGATGATAATCAGCAACCCCATCACTATCTGCAAGTGCGAATTCAGATTGTAATTTAGAAATCATTCCCAAATATTTTCCTTGCAACTTAGAAAGGTCTTCTGATTTAGGAAGTTTATTCATTGGTGGTCCTTGTATTGTGTACTTAGATTGTACATGTGCATTTACTTGCTTAATCATTCCACCCAATATAGATGCCGCTTGTTGGTTTTCACCTACAATAGTACCATCCATATCATAATCAAACGTACCATGAAATACCAACAGGGGTTGATTGTAGGGGATTACATTTACAGACGTTGGATATATTACTTCCAAGTTCATAAACGAACTACCATCCTTAAATATCTTCTTACGTTGAGGTTCTGATAGAGCTGCAATTGCTTTAGATAAATCTTGCATAGCGAAGTTGTATGCATCAGTTAAACCACCTCTACCAGCAAACTTATCTGCTACCTGTCCTATTGTCATAGCACCGGCTCCTTTATTCTTTAAGTGTGATTTGTTACGAGCTGCAACTAATCTACCATTTACCCAACTAACTGCCAATGCCTGTCCATCAGTCTTCTCTCTTGCTAATTCCAAATCACCATTTAACGCTCTTACCACAATTTGTTTCAAATCACCAAATGTTAAACCCATTTCAATATCAAATGGATGTGCCATATGTCCATAAGCTCCACCTTCTAATAGGATTGATTCGTTTGTTGACTTTTCTATTTTAGCTAACTTATCATAATAGTTGATATCTTCCCACAAATGGTCCATAGCTATTTCAGTTGCAATACGAACATCAGTTGTATGTTCCATTTCAACTTTAATACCTTTTATTAATTTAGGTTTGATATATTCTTTTGCAAATTGTGTTGGGTCATAATATCCTTTCTCATCATATTTCTTAGCTAAATCAACTAGGGTTTTACCTTTTGCTAAACCACCAGGTATTTTATCAGTTTGAACAGCTATTTCTTTTACAGGTTCGTATCCTTTCTTTTGAGTATCTTTTGTATCACTTTGATAACCTGGTTCATTTTCTCTATCATCATCAAAATCAATTGTATCCAATTCTGCACCATAACCCCAATCAGGTGTGTACATTCCACCTTTATGATGATTATTAAAATCATCATCTGCCCCACCATCATCAACAGGTACGTGATTTTTTACAGTAGTTACTTCTTTTACTTTAGTATATTCTTCACTACCGTCACCATCCAATTTAGATTTTAATTTCTTAGCATCTTTTGGATTTGGTGCACCATTAATATATCCACCAGGTAAAGATAATCCTACACCAGCTCCACCAGGCAATCCCATTTCATCTAATATTTCGGACTCCATTTCATCTATAATTTCATTTATATCTTCGTTTGAAATTATTTGTGGTTTTTGATTTTTAGGAAGTTCCCAGAATCTTTTAGGTTTTTCGTTAGGATTTTCTCTATACGCATCTTCCCAATCTTCTACCTTAAATGGGTCATCGGCTGGATTCAATGTACTTTGAACTACATTCTTAACTTTATAATATGCTTTTCTGAATTGCGTTTCAGTATCTTTTGTTTTACCTCTACCTCTCATAGCGTCAGCTTTTGGAGTATCCATTTGAGTATATCCACCTTGAGCGTACCAATTTTCAGGCTTAGCTGTGTTTAATACTCTAGGTTGTCCATCTGCTACAAATGATGTATCAGGTTCATCCTGTCCTCTAAATCCACTATTTGATGCGGTTTCTTTTAATTGTTCTTTTTTAGGAATTCGGAATGTTACCGCTTTCTTACCATTGATTGTTGGCATTCCCCACTCATCTTCACCTATTGATTTAACAACTACTTTTTTGTTT